ACTTCCGAAAGCAGTCATCGATGGTATTACGCATCGTGTTGGAAGATACCCAACAAAAAGGGATGGTGGTGCTACCTGGCATGGACTGTGGATGGATTCTAACCCTAGCGACAGTGATCATTGGATAGCAAACATGATGAATGAAAAAGTCAAAGGCGAGTTTGCATGGCACTTTTTTCATCAACCGCCAGGAGTGTTAGAAGTATCGCCAGATAAGTTGCCAGAAATGCCAGAGGCTAATGGGCATTGTTTTGCTGGTGGCAAGTGGTGGAAAATAAATGAGAAGGCAGAAAACTTAAACAATTTACCAGCTGGGTATTACCAGCAAATGTTGCCTGGGAAAAATTTAGATTGGATTCGCTGTTACGCACAAGGTCAACTTACATTTGTAAAAGAAGGTCGCAGCGTTTGGGAAGAATACAATGACCAGATGATGTCAGGAGTTGTCGAGTTTGAACCAGCTTTGCCACTGCAAATTGGACTGGATTTCGGGCTAACGCCAGCAGCTGTTATTGGTCAAAGAAGTTTGTCTGGGCAGTGGATTATACTGCATGAAATTGTTACTTTTGATATGGGTTTGGAACGATTTGCAAACCAGCTTTTGACAGAAGTAAACACACGTTTTCCGAAAGCAGAAATAAAAATCTGGGGTGACCCAGCTGGAGTTGCACGTGACCAGATTTATGAAACAACTGCTTTTGACCATTTGCGGTCTATCGGCCTGACTGCACAACCAGCACCATCGAATAATTTTAAAGTACGAAGGGAAGCTGGAGCAGCACCGATGCTGCGATTGATAAAAGGCAAACCTGGGTTGATTGTGAATGTAGATTGTAAACAGCTGCGTAAAGCATTAAGTGGTGGGTATCACTTCAAGCGAGTCAATATGGGTGCTGGTCAGGAACGCTTTCGGGATGAACCAAACAAAAACGAATCGTCACACATTGGCGATGCTTTTGGCTACTTGCTGCTAGGCGGTGGCGAACACAAAAGATTGACTAGAAGCAGACAACCTTCTGGTCATATTCCTCAGATAAATGCAGTAACAGATTTTGATGTCTTTAGCATCTGATGTAAACAAAAGCCTAGAAAGGCATAAATGTCATTATCAAAAAATTCATTCTTCTCATGTTGATGCAGTAAAACAATATGCAGTTGGTTTTGGTTCTAGCGGTTGGAATCAGGAAGTGTTTGAATTAAACATAGAAATTAGTTTTGCATCTGGTGCGTTGATTGCAGATAACCAATGTTTGTTGATTGGTGGCTTAGTTTTTAGTCACGAAAAAGTTTTAAACCTTTGGGCTATTTTCAACAATCCTTTGCGTTGGAAATACCGCAGACAAATTTTATATGGAATAAAAAACGTATTAGATATCATGTTGCTATCAAACGCTTGTCATCGTGTACAGTATGCAATAGCATCTAATAAAAAATATTCAAATACATTTCCGAAACATTTAGGTTTTACGTTTGAAAGTGTGATGAAAAATTATGGAACAGACAAAACAGATTATTTAATGTACGTGAGGTTAAGATAATATGCCCCAATATGTCGTAGCAGCTGCAACAGTTTATAGCGCAGTTCAAGCAAAAAAGTCTGCGGATAG